TTTCTCTCACAGTCAGGGAAACTAAACTGTCTACCTGTAGCAGTTGTCACTACTTTGGTTGCGATGGCTTCGTTCTGGAGTTTGTCATGCCACTTAAAGATCCCTTGATACTTTCCAAAAAACTCTTTGAAGTAAATTTGTTGAGCAGGAGTTCCTTGAGTTCCACCATACAGTGGACGGAAGGTGGAAGCTTTTGCTGCTCCTCTGTCAGTAACTTCTCCATTGTCGGAGAGGACTTTGGCAGTGTAGGCGTGAACGTCAAAGCCAGATTCGACTTCTCGTTTAACTGTTTCATCAGTTGCGAGTATTCCTGCAACTCTAAACTCAAGTTGAGAGTAATCAATTTCGACAAGTGTACCTCCTTTAAATCTACTTATGAATGCCTTACGAACTGGGAACAATCTACCTTTAGGCATATTCTGTAGATTGGGGTTAGAACTACTGAGTCTTCCTGTAGAAGTAATACATTGATTGAAGTTAGCATGAAGTAGTCCATCACTTTTGATACCCTTCTTGATCCCTTCAATAAAGGATGCACGATATGTATCTATTGCTGATAATCTGATCAGTGATTCAAGAAACTTCTTTACATCAGGATCTGTGGTAGTTCTAAGATGTTCTGTCAGCGTTATCTTATCAGTCTTAAACCCACCAGCAGATGCTAGTTCTGCTTTAGGTTTGATACCAAGACCTGCTACTTCATCTACTTCCAAGTAGAGTACACCTAATCCTTCACAGTATTCACACTTACTAGGTTTCTTAAAGTTATTGCCATCCTTCTTTATCTTGTAGTAAGTGCCTTTACCATAACAGTTACCACACTTTATAACTCTGGTCTTGTATGCTTTCTTAAAACATTCTTTAGCAGCAGACATAAAACCTTCCTGAGTCATATAAGGTCTACGCTTTGGCTTACCCTTCTCATCAACGCCTATATCCATGACCTCTTTCCAAAGCTTCTTATCTTTGAGATTGCAAGAGTAGACTACACTGGATAGCTGTTCGGGAGAAGATAAGTTAACATCTTTATCACCCATAAGCTTCCTGGTCTCTGTCTGAAGATATCTAGTAAGTTCTTCCTGTTCTCTCTGATAGTCTACATCTACCTGATCAAGTACGTTCATATCAATAGCCATGCCTGATCGTTCTATGTCTGTTAGCACACTACAGAACTCACACATAAGATCTCTTATGGGTATCAGAGAATAGTTTTGATCTTCTCTAAACAACCTTTCTTGCTTCTGGAATATATCAGCAGTGGCTAATACATCATCACGTAGATAAGAGATTTGTAGGTTTTTAGGAAGATCACTATAGTTCATACCTTTATCAAGCATATTCTTTAGTACATCCTGCTTTCTTATAGAGTCATACTTATGAGATAATGCTTCAAGACTTAACTTATCACGAACACCTTTATTCAATACGTATTCATTGATCATGGTATCAATAATCTTTACATCACAATTAATACCAATCTCACGTAACCATGCTACATCAAACTTAGCATTGTGAGCCACGACATACTTTGCATTACTTAATATTCTTTTAAAAGTATTAAACTCTGTAAAGTTACTATCTTCAATATTTAAGATAACAACTTCATTGTCAAAGTATCTAGTTACAAGTTCACTACCAAGAAGATACCCATGAGGAGATCTTAGTGTGTAGCCTAATGCTACAAAAGAATTATCTTTGTTATACGGTGAAGGATCTTTACGATCCCCTCCTAAATCTATTTCAAGATCTAATACGACTGCATAATCAGTCATCGTTTTAATCCTGCTGCCTGTTTATCTAACATACGATCCATTACTGTACGATCACGCCTTACAGCTTTTAAAATAGATTTATTTACGTTTCTTCTTTCTCCTTTTGAAGTGTAATTACCACCAGATTTTTTTCTCTTTGGCATATTATATATCCTTATATATTTATTTAAATACTATTTATATATGTATGTAATAGTTCTCTCCAGCGGATAACCAATCCTATTATCATGGATTTTAAGGTTTGTCAAGAAAAAAATGACATATCAATCAATATATCTTGAGATCTTAGGTTCAATGCGTACTGTAGCTCGACCATGTGAGCCTCCTAACTTGTTCTTTGATACGTGCAAATATCTCAAGAAGTTATCATCTTGTGTCTCTGTATTCTCCTTACCAATACCAATAATTACATCAGCTTCTGCTGCCTTACCTATCTTAGAGTTAGCCATCTGTGTAAACCGTAGAGATGTTCTACCATCAGCTTCAGCACCTGCCTGAGAGATAGCAATGACTGCTAGGTTGTGCTTCTTTGCTAGTGTCCTAGCCTTGATATACACTTGGCTCAGTCTTAGATCATCTCTCGTAAACGTACCACGCACTTGCATCTTATCTAGCTGATCAATAATCACAATATCAAATGGACCACCTTTAGTAATGATATAGTTTAGTCTCTCCATAGTCTCACACTGATCACCATTGACCATGAAGATCTTATCCTTTATGCCATCCCAAGATACTCTACCTTTGAGTCGATCATTAACTACATCATCCGTTTCTAATGCAGAGTATGCAGAACCTGCTCTATCCATAGTTCTCTCTGCTATCTCCTCATTGCATACCATCAATACCTTTGCACCCTGATCTGCAAAACCTCTAGGAGAGAATGCAGTGCTTACAGCAAATGCAGACTTACCAGTTTCAACTAATGCAAACACAGTTGTCAAAGTTCCTGGTCCTATACCTGGACATAGCATATGCAGTTGAGATAGGTTCCAAGTCCAAGGGTAGTTCTCCTTGTTAGACTTAAACATATCATCCCAATCATTAGAGATAAAACCTAGATCATCACCAACCTCTATACCATCCTCATACTTCTCTAGTAGTTCTTGAATAGGACTCAGATCTCTAATCTTACCTTCCATCAACTGCAATCCCATGTTAGCTATGGTATCACCTAGCTGTTCTCTGAATGCAGCCTGAAGTATATCACTACCTACATCAACCTGTATGTCACCCTTCATCCTTCTTGTAATATCAAGTATGGCTGCACGTTGAGATCCAGTAAGCATTGGATTCTCAGCAAAGATAAGAGCTTCAACTTCTGATACAGATAGATCTCTTTCATATTTAGTATGCGACATATTTACAACATCAAAGATCTTCTTGCTTTCTTTCTCAAAGTAATCTTCTGATATCATATGGTTGTGGTCTTGCCAGAACTTATAGTTAAAGAATAGTTCTAGTAACATATTAGCTACACTATCCTCTGGCTTTGGTGATTCATTGAATGGTACTATGTCAGCCATCATGCTAATACTCCTTCTGGATATTCCTTTGGATCATGTTTTAATATTCTCATAGTTGTATCTGTAAACTGTTTCAATCGTTTAGTCAATGACAAAGCTTTCTTACTTGCGTCTTTATCTAAACAGATAACACAGTTAGAATATCCTTTAGCTATGTTCATAGCTCTATCAGATAAATCAGTACCAAGTAAAGCCATAGCAGTACCATAGTGAGATATTGCACAAGCAGATGCAGCATCCTCTACAATGTATAGAGTCTCCCCATACCCTGCAATGAAAGGCTCACCTGTATTCTCATACTTGTACCATTTCATACCTTTACCTAATGCTCTGCCTACTGCATCAACTGCCTTACCTGCTGATGCTATTGTAAATACAGCACGATTTTGTATTACATCATGGAATAGTTCTACCCTTCCTTCTCTCCATGCTCTAGTTACATTGTTCTTATCCATGTATCTCACCATCCTTTCAGGAAAGTAAGAAGAGAAGTGGGAAGGCACTACCAATGGCACTACTCTTCTCTTTGATAAGTCTTTTGGTTTAGTAATACGAGTTATCAGTGCATCTCTAGACATAGATACAGGTGTTGCACCCTTGGCATTACAAGATGCTTTGTAGCAGTTCCAGACCACTAATCCATCCTTAGATGTTATGGTAAACGTCTTATAACCTCCGCAGCTTGGGCAGTTTATACGTTTAGTTTCACCATCCGTCAGGAACAGATCGTTTATCAAATCCTGGATCATTCTTAACCTCTTTCTTTTTATTTTTAATCACTCTGGTCTGATACTTTGACGTTCTCAGATCTCTTGCGATAGGGTTGAATTTCCTGATCAATGTCTTCTTCCCACGCATCTTTAATATCCAACCACTCTTCGATTGCACCTGATAACTTATCTCCTTTTATTAATTCATGTTCAAAAAGTTTACTAATCTAATCACTCCCTCCATATTTTCCTATAAGATATAAGCAACTGAAGTATACGATTAAACATATCCACCATATCTCATTGTAACTCACCTATTATCACCACTCCCACCAATTACATTTCGCTGTAGTCTGTCTTCCAACTTCATCACGTTTAGTTCTTTGACTACGTTGAAGTCCAAACCTAGATCATCAATCAACCTAGCTAACGCCCATAGAACGTCACCTAACTCTTTCTCTAAATCTTCTTTACGCTTTGGAGTAACAACACCGTCATCATCTCTGTAGATCTTTTTGACTTGGTTGCATACCTCACCAACCTCACCTGCTAACTCCAATGATGGATAGATAATTGGGTTAGTATAGATTGCAGTAGATTGCGTCCACTTTTGATAGCTTGTTAAATCACTCATTGTTTTCTTCTTTCTTTTTTCTAAATGTTGTTGTGCATATGGATTGTAATGACTTGGATCTTCACCCATTATTATACCTTTATATCTATAAGTTTACCGATTGATTTTGAATTATCTTTTGTCGGCTGCAGGAAGTCTGCTCTCTCTACAGGAGGAACTGGTACATTAGATTGCGCTCTGTGTGCATGACTGAGTTTACTCTTATGTACTATCAGATCTCCACTTGGAGAGTATACAGGATGTTTAAGTAAAGTGCTAGTACCAATGTGATCTATACTCATGCTGCTACCTCTCTCAATCTTCTGACTAACTCTTCAATCATTTGATCCTGCTTTGTGAGAAGATCATTGAGTACTCTCTTCTCTTCCATCAATGCTTGGATTTCTTTTTCCTGGTATGCAATCTTTGGATCATCACCTTTGGTTACGATGTCATCATACTTACCAGTTGCCATGAGACTATCATGGATTTTAGTAAAATGCTTTATGCTACCGATCTTCATGCTACGAACCTTCCACCTGTTGTTCCACGTATACCTAATAACTTATAACGATACTTGATAGTCTTCCTCAAGTATTGCTTGTATACTCTACCATTAACATCACCACCTGCTGATGCAGCTTTGTTCTCAATCTCCACTACATCTTTCTCACCAGTGAATCTATTGGTTCTCTGTATTACTGTCGTTGTTCTAGCCATTGGCTAACTCCTTTATAAAATAAATGTGATTGTCGATGTTCTCATCATTAAGTTCCCATCGAGTTTCTTCATTCCTCAATGCTTCCATATCAGCAATCAGGATCTTTACTATTTCTTTCTTATCCATTTAAACCTCTTTCTATTATCTTGTTACCATAATATATAATTGCTTTTAGTTCTAAGTTTGAGAGCGTACTTTTACGCCCCATATTTATTTCCAAAGCTGATCTTATCTCATCAACTTTTTCCTGACTTATTTTCTTAGTGAACATACTATACCTCTTTCTGTTTGAGTTCACTCATTATATGACAAATAACATCAACTGTCCACCCATTTCCTATTCCCTTGTATCTCTGGGTGTTGGATACATGGGCCGTGTAATTATCTGGTAGCGTCTGTAAACGCTCACATTCCAATGGAGTTAGCTTCCTCCACTTCATAGGTGGTACGTATACCTTTGGCTCACGATTACCTCCACCCATAGTATTGAGTGTTGGTGCTTTACCATCACGATGATACACACGTTTGATAACATCATGCCCTTTGATATCCGCATTGCCAACATGATATAGTCCATCTTTGGAGTGACTGCTTACAAGTAACTCACTCATATCACGATACTTATGATGATCCGCATCAACATATCCAATAGCATACCCATGTGTACCAGCAGATATAGTCGGACTCTTCTTAGTATGATCGTGAATAGTATTAGCCTGAGACTTGTAGCTAGGGTTCAACTGATCACCACCACTGTAGTTATCCAATAGATGCTGTCCTGCAAGATACTTACTGCATACCTCATCCTCTAGTATATCTGCCATCACAATGTTCTTACTCTCTGGCAACTCAGGGATGTTGAAGTTAGTCCAATACAATCTCGCCCTGTTCTGAGCAGAGAATACATTAGAGTTGATAAGCACTGGCTGCACACCAAGTATCTCTGAAATGATATCGATGTACTCCTGCTTCATCCTTGTGTTCTCAACCAAGAATTTCAGATCTGGATTGATAGCTATTGCCTCACGCAATATCCTCTCAAACTCAAAGAACAAACTGGATCTCTCACCTTTGATCAAACCTTTTCCCTTTCCTGCAAATGATACATCCGTGCATGGTGGGCCTCCAATCAATACATCGACAGGTTTTTTGACAGTAACATGACGTATGTCACCTAGCTGTATGGTATTGGGAAAGTTAGCCTGAGTAATCTGGATAGCATACTTATCCACTTCACTCGCCATGTACTTATCTACCTTGATACCCAATCTATCCAATGCTACCTGACCACATGAAATACCATCGAAACAACTCAATACTGTTACCATTATAACCTCCTAGTGTTTAAAGTAACTTACGTTATCAATCTCTTTACTCCAACAATCACGGCAGTCACCGCAATATCCAAAATCATACTCTTTCTTATCCTCTTTTGTCAATGACCTGTAAACCTCTCTAGCCATGATCTTACCATCCTTACTGGTGCGATAAGCTTGGCACTCTTTACCCTTCCAGTTAGCAATAGCTGAAGACCTACCAATATCACTATGCACAGTGGAAGTATTGTAATCATTCGTAGACACTGGTTGTTGATCCACCATTGGAGAAGACAATCTCACACATAGATTATCAGGGATAACACCACCAAGCCTGACATACTCATTGATGATCTTGTTCTCCCTTGTAGGTATCCAATGCCTAATATGTGGACTCATAACACAGATCTCACAGATCTTGGCAAAATGCTCGATACTCCTGATATCTCCTGCATCATGCCATCTGAAGTATGGTACTGCAAAACTGGTATGATGATTGAGCATGACCACGAATGCCTCTACCCATTTTGGATTGGTGATACCTGCCTCACGTTTAGCATGAGCCTTCTTCACATTCTGCATCCTGTACATACCTTTGAGTGCATAGCAGTCAGCACACACTGAGCCTTTAATCTTTCTCAGCTTACTGCCTACACCACACAACTCAGCACTAATACCGATAGAAAAACCTGGCATCTTACTGGTGTTAGAGAAAGAACCGACTATCTCTTTGGCTTCATTGATGTTCATCATCTACCTCATTTCTTGGATCTACAGTTGCATTTTTGTAACCATACGCATTATCAAGATCAGGATCACCTAAGTTTAACATTCTAAAATGTTCCTCAACTTCTTCGATATACTCTGGCTCATCATATGCAGGTTTATCATATGATGCAATCTTGTTCTTGATTACTTCGATAGGTATTGGGCCATCATACATATTCTCCATACGCCATCTATCTTCTGGCTTCAACCTACGCATCAACATCATTCTACTCATACTCATGCTACAGATACCTCCAATTCAGTTTCAATCCACACCTTTGCACCGCATGACAATGGCTTGTCTGGGCTGTAGATAACTGATGCTACAACCTCACCATCCTCATCCAATATGTGTATAGAGTCTCCATACAATGCTCTGGTATTACTATCCCATTGTGCGCGGAGTACAGGAAGTTTGTTACCTTCCTCTCTATGCTTGTTACTCCTGATATTACCTTGGTTAACGTGTATCAATGTAGTCATGGTATTTTCCAATCTAAAAAATGGTTAAAAGAAAACTTAAACAAAACCAAACAATAATATATTCCATTAGTTTGATCTCCTACTTTTAATGATATCCCAATCCACACCTTTCGGTGTACGCTGGGCATGGCTTACAATCTTCATAATAGTCTGCACTGGAACTTTCAAAGTCACTGATAATACTTTGGCTTCCTCCAATCCATACTTCTTATTGTTGTGAGCAGCCTTCCATATCAACTCAGTGATACCATCAGACAACTCAGACATGGTGGTAGTCTCTCAATACATCATGAGCTACCCTTGATATCCTATACCAGTAATGATCAATCAAAGACTCATGGTCAATCTTCAGTACACCATTGATCTCTTTGGCTTTGACCTTACCTTCACTCACCAACAGTTTGATAGCATCCTCATTCTTGTTGACGATCTGGGATGCTTTCTTCACAGATACTAAACTCATGCTACCCTCCTTGATAGAATGTTTCTAATTATAGACTCACCAAACTTATACTTCTTTCCAGTTCTTATCTCCTGCATAATCAATGGATAGGTCTTAGCCTTTGAGTTATACCCAACAAGTTTATACTTGTCTCTACCATGTAGATATTCTTTATTGAGTATCTCTTCCTCATCAATCTCAAGATCGTTCGCCAGGTATTTGACATACCAACTCAAACTATTTGAGAGTTGCTTATCACGTTTATCCATTGCACCTGCAATTTTGATATCAACCTTGAATGTCACCAACTCATCATCGAAAGATCCATTCAAGAACTCACCCTCCAATCCATACTCTTCTAGTTTAGATCGGATTGCTTCGTTCATATCAACTCTAAGCTGCTTACAAACATCTCTATTTATTTGTGTAATCTTCATGTTCCATACTCCTCTAACCATGTGTCATCAGCAGATATTAACTTCATTAATCCATTGTCCTTTATCTCTCGACAGTATTGATCCCCATACTCATACGATCCACCATGCATCATAGGTGATGTAGCGGATACATACCATCTAGCAAAACCATCATTCTTCTCAGCAGAGGAATGCTTGTAGGTTTTGAGTACTCGCACTTCCCATCCTCTACCATCTGAATAGACAGCATAAGGGTTATCATGGGGCCTGGTTTTTGCAAAATTACTTCTAGGCATTGTCTTCATCCTTTCGGTTTCCAAATAAAACATCTTCAAGTACCCATATTATTATGGGAATAAGGCACGTTATTATGATAACGAACTCATAGCTGAACATTACATCCAGTATTACATCAAGTAACATCATACTTCCTTTCTATAGTTTGTGCTTAAATTAAGCGGAAATCTTATGAGGACTTCCCATAAGTTTTGTAGTACCAATCAAGAAAATCTTGTTCACGCTTTCTCTTTTGGTAATCCTCCCACGCAACATCTTTCATACCTACAACATTGTCAGGCTTGTTAGCCTCATTCATTGTCTCAGGCATTCCAGATTGTATAGTAGGGTTGGATATCTCAGGCAATCTGTAAACCTTTACAAGGTTGATATTGCTATGGGATATACGATTTTTACTATCATGTGACATATCGTTTTACTCCTCTCATCACCCATATAATATACCATACTTTGAGGCCAAATGTCAAGGATATGCTGGGAAAGTTGGTGCTTACAATTTGTGCTTAAATTAAGCGGAAAATTAAGATGAGGCATTCCATGCCACGAAGCATTCCATCCTACGAGCCATTCCATCCTGTCACGTTTCCTGTCACGGCTGCAAATGAGAATCATTCGCATCTAGATTTTAGGCCAAAAAAAAGGCTGACCAATTAAGGCCAGCCCAGTTTATGCTTAATTTAAGCGGGAATTTTTAAACTGCTATTCCTCTATTTTTCAGATCAGCCTCAGCTATTTGCTCAGGCGTCTCAGATTTTACAGTGTATTTTCTGGGCTGGGATTTCTTAGCCTTAGCCTTCTTAGCCTCAGCCTGAGCCTTAGCCTTGCGCTCAGCCTCTATAGCCTCAGCCTCAGCCGTAAAGATTGGCTCAGCCATTTTCTGTAATTCTGAGAGAATAGTCTTTAATTCCCCGACATCGTAGTTATCACTCAGTCCGGCAAATATTTGCTGGGCCTTTTCAATCGCGCCGATTTTAAAAGCTTTTGTTGCTGGGCTTTCACTAGCCTTTTGTAGTTCGGTAGCATCAACTCCAGATAGAGCCTCATTCTCATTCGGGGAATTATCAGGCTGGGTATTTTCAGCCTCAGCCTCAGCCTCAGTCTCAGTCCCATTTTCAATAGCCTTTTCTATAGCCTCAGCCTCAGCCTTAGCACGAGCCTCAGCCTCAGCCTTTTTAACCGCGCTGAGATGTACATCGTACCTATTAGCTAAGGCGTGGATGTATGGGGCGATCCTCATATCAGGCTTGGAACTAAGGAACCTATGGAGACAACCGATATCCTGCGAGTTCAATTCTAAGGCCCGCGTGTAGCCTTTTGTTTCACGATAGTCTGGATCATCCTCACTTACAGATAAGCCTTTATCTCGCATTACTGAGTAAGGAATTTTCTTGAAGCCTTTTTTCTGAAAACTCTTTTTAAGAGCCTCATAAGCTTTTGTCTCCACATCAAACGCGCCAGCTGGGATTTCTTTACCATTAACGTCTTTTATAACGGGCCTCACATAGTCCCTGAGGACCGCTACAGCATCCTTAGCATTAGTCTTATTGAACTCAATAGCATCAGCCAAACCAGTTCTAAGAGTATTAAAGTGAGCCTTGTCTGTTTTTGAAATTACGATCTTAGTCATTTTCTTTTGTTCCTTTTTTGTTCTCATTGGGCAAAAGCGCCCGCTGATAGTCTCAGTATAAGGCATATTACGTCCTATAAGTAAATAGTTTTCTAATAAATATTTCCGCTTAATTTAAGCGCAAATTTCTGAGTCGGGGATGTATCCTGATCGACAAGACGTGGGTGTAGTCTAAACAGTGCTGATATTCTGGGAGTTTTTGGGCCTGATCCATTCCATACCTAGTTCGGCTGCCTCCACCTGGTAAATGCGAATGATTCTTAGTTGCAATTTGTCACAGCACTATGCGCCATTTGGGGGATGCAGTCGCCACTGGGCCATGCTGGGGTATACGTATACGTGGTTATGAAAAATTAGCAAAAAATCAATGTAAACAGGTAGTTATCAAGAATTATCACGAATTATTACAGTCATTGTAACAAAAAGTGATTTGACAAACGTATAAAAGTATGGTAAGATTCGTAATCTTAGTTAGATACGGAGATCTAACGTAGTATCTTACTAGGGGTTGCAACGCAAAGCCTATATATTTTAATAAAATATCATAAATCGGCAGCAATGTAAACACGTATTAACATAATTAAATAGTTTTTTGACATTATTTGTAGTAGATCGCCCCAGCCTTGGGGGCTGTGGCTCTCGTATTAACGTATATTGCGTATTTTAAACAGTAATTCCGTAATTTTGCTTGACAATTTAACTTAAATGTGATATACTCCGTACCATAATACCTACTGCGACTATATTATCTATATTTCTGCGGAGTATACGGTAAATAGGCTAGTGATTGCAGCGAAA